CTTTATAGCACCTAACAGTTTACGCTCTAAAATGGCGGCTTGTTCAGGACTATAGTTACGATTAATCATCTCTATTAGATTAATAGCACTTGTGATAATATTGTGGCCACGACTCTCAATAATGTGGGTCGTGTCCCTATTATTACCAATAGCTTCTAATTCCTCTAGTAGACTGCGAGTTTGTTTTTGCATATTAGTTTCCTAATAGTATTTATCTACTCTTAGGTTTTATTTCTTTAAACTATTAAGCATTGCCTTCAATTTTGACCCCTGCACATCTGCTATAATACGCTTGTTTTCAGGCTCAAGTATCTCTCCTGTAGCTTGGTCTATGATAGGTTCAGTTGATAATAACACAGATTGTGGCTTTAAGCTACTCATAATATCATTAGCACTGGGTTTGGGAGTATAACTATTCTCATTGTCAGGATCGCTATCGCTGATACGCATTGTCTCAATATCATAATCTAAGTCAATCTTTTGACCTACACCAGTTGAACTACGTGACTTCATACACTGAATTTGATACTTTCCACGCTCTCGCATACTGCGACTTGTAAAGATACCAAACACGTTATCTGCTGTATTAATCTTACTGATACCACCAGCAATATGACTATGGTCAAACTCAATCTCATCAACTGCACTACGATTTAACTGACTTGCAGTAACCATCAATATGCCTAATTCTTTTGCTAAGTTACGCAATTCTTCTGCTACATACTTGTCTTTGATAAACTGGTCGTTAGGATTAACTTTAACAGAAACTGGCATAACCAAATCTAAGTAGTCAACCATTACAAAGTCAATCTTAATACCTGTTTGAATTTGTACTTCTTTTAAATAAGCACGAATGTCATTTACGTTACTTTGTGCAGGTAATCCTTTAACACGATACTGCCCAGACTTCTTTCCGACCATCTTAACTTTAAGACTAGTAGTATCAATGTCTTTACGAATTGCTTTAGTTCCCATCATAGTCAACATAGCATCTGTTCTTAATGATGTTAGTTCTTCACTCAGTTCTAGTGTTACATATACACCACTCATTCCCTGTTTCAACCAGTTCAAAGCAATATTCATCATAACCAAACTTTTACCTGAACCACTGCCACCTGCAAAGATGTTGAGTTCACCACGACTAAATCCACCATATAAGATACGATCCATTTGTGGCCAGCCTGTACTTACTTGTCCACCATTGTTAAAGTATTTGTTGATACGTGCTGCCGGGTCATAGAAGTAATCAGTTCCCATGTCTTTTTGTAAACTAATTTGTACCGCATCTTTAATCAATTTCTCAACAGGATCAAAGTCACCCTTCTCAAGTAAGTCTGCCGCTTTAAGAATAGCACGTTCTAATTCTTGTCGTTTAGTAAATGATTCAAACTCATCCAAGAACCAATCAAATTGATTAGGACTGAAGTTGGGTATAATATCAATGTCTTGCCCTGTAATAGCTTTGATTTGTGCAGGATCGGGCAAAATACTATATTTTGTTGAATGCTCTTTGTACAAATTTGCAACCGGGCGCAATGACCTATCAAAATTATCACTGTTCAATATGTTCATAACTCTGGTATAGAGTTCTGCTTCAGTAATCATTATACGCAAAAATATCTTTTGCACTTCTATACCATACTCTTTTTTATTTTCGTAATCTTTTTTCAATTTTTTTCCTTTGTAGTTCTATTTTGATTTTGCTTGCCGTTGCACTACTCAATATACTGAGCAATGTAGGCAACTTACCATACTTAACTACCGCGTCATTCACATCTTTAACATCATCTTCCCAATTGGGAATACTAATACTATAACCTAATTCTAATGCTCTATCACATGTTTCTAAACCAGTTTCATCTCTATCGGGAATAAAAATAATTTGTTTATTTAATTGTGCTAGTAATTGTACTTGAGTATCATTGATTGTATTATGTGTTAACGCACAAGCATTTAAACTTAATGCATCAAAAATACCTTCAACTAACAAACATACTTCCCAATTAGGTTTCTGAAAGTCATAACCAAATACATAGCCAGGTTGTTGCTCGTTAATATATTTTGGGATTTTGTTATCTAAGAATCTACTTGTATGACCTACAATTTTGTTCTTGTAAGTATAGGGGATAATAATTCTGTTTGACTGTCTGCCAGTGTCATTAGGTGTAACTAAGAACGGGTAGTCATTATAATTTATCAGTCTTGCAGACAAGTAATCAACGTATACTTTGTGTAATGGATTACTTACATCTAATATTTCAGCTTCAGGGAGTTTATGTTCTTCAAATTTTATTTTTGTTTTTTGTTTCTTAAGATGAGCAAAATCTAACAGATCCCTATATTGCAGACTTTCTAAACTCCATCGTTGAATTTGAATATCATCTATACCACACCATTTTAATAAACTTTTAGTAATCTCACTAATTTGTTTACCTAAGGTGAACCCACATTTAAACCCACAATTGAAACAGGCATATGACCAGTTTTCTCCGTCTTTTTTAACACCACCTCTACCTCTAGTGTCAGATTTGTGCCCACGATGATGACAGCATATAGCATTAAAGCTATGCCATCCACCTTGTGTTATTTTTTTCTTTCCGGGAATTACTGACAGTATATCAAACATCTATGTAGTATAACATATCTGTCACAGATAAACAACAGTTTAGGTTGATTATCTTGACAAAATATTGGTTACTGCCCCGTTATTACTTTCAAATTGCATTCTAATATACGGGTGATAACCTTGAACCACGTATCCTATTGTATCAGTTTCAGCAGTATAAGTATCGGTTAATATGGGATACCAATCACCGTCTACAATAGTAGAACCTTCAATAACAATATTGCCATAGAAGTCACTATATTGTGCTTGTAGTGTTAATATAGGACTATCATTTGTATCTATAACACTGGTATAATATGTTAGGTCACTATCACTATTACCTTCAGGGTTAGTATTTGGGAATACTTGTCCAGTAGGAATACTGATTGGCATTGAAGGAATAAAGCTAGGTAATACACTGTTAACAATATTCATATCGCCGCGGGCACCTGCATTGCTATCAACAAATACAGGATAGTCAAACTCTCCTACAGGAATTTCTAATGAGTAATAACATTTTTGTGCGTCAATACCTGCAAGGTCTGCTGGATTTAAAAATAATGCGGCAATACCGGTTGCAGGTAATTGTAGTGTTAATGCTTTTTGTAATAGGACCACGTTACCTTCATAATTGATAATTCTACAGGTTATTGATTTACCAGTAATATCTACGGGTTTTTGTTCTTGGTTTAAGAACTGAAACTGAATCTGGTTGTCTACACCCTTATTAAGAGTTAGAGGTTTGGCATACTGAGGCATATAGCTCCTTGGGGAAAATCCTGTTAAAAGTATAACGATTTGTCTTTGTGTATAGACGAAAACTTGAGTTGAGTACATAATGATATTTATCAAAATATATTGCCAGGCATTCCTGTGATAAATATTTCGGTCAATAATTATAATAATGATTCAAAACGAATTTTTTAACAAACTATCTCAAAATCACCCGTTCATAACCATATGTTCATACGCCAACCAAGATTATGTTGGAATAGTACAAAATAGAGATGATATAGTCACCACTATATATGACTATGGAGCTATTATTGATAATATAGCTAGAGAAAAATTCTTAGAATTAGGTGATATTTGGTGGTGGGAAAGTAATAGACTTATCCCTATTAACCTGTTCTTAAAAGACGAATGGACTATCTTTAAACCATATCTTAGAACATTCAATAACAAAAGCTTAACAGTCATACACGGCCCAACGTGTAGTATGTCTGAACTAAACAAACGTAGAAGTAAACGCCGTAGTATTACCCTTGTTAAACGGATTTTGTAAGTAAGTTCATATGTACTACTACTAGTTGGCTATAGGATAAGCTGTGACTTTTTTTGAAACTATACCCATCGTCTCCTTTGTCCCAGATAGTCATACTGACTTCTTTCCAACTCTTACCAATTAAATGTCTTTTAGCTGGGCGAATCAATGCTAAAAACATTGCTAATCTAGGAATACTATCAATAGGTTCAGGCATTTTTTTAATAGATTGATAATGATTTCCTAAATGAATTAGTTTCTCAACAAATTCTCTGTCATTTAACTTAGACCAATCAGGGTCTGCCATCAATTCAACTAAATGTTTTTCATTTTGTACTTGTGAGTATACATGAACATTCAATAAATCTAATTTAAAATATCCACGACTTTCTGCCACAACATAATCAATTGCTGCCATATCATTTACAGGATCATAAGGAATATCAGTAACATATACACCAGTAGCATGTTTACGCATAGGTTTAGCATTACGCATAGCGGCAGGCGTGTGTTTAATAAGTTGTAATAACTTGTCTCTATCACCAAAATCAATGTCAATGTCTGATTCTATTCTCATCTTGGAGGTGCTACCAATTCTGCTTTCATTAATTTAGTATACGCTTTTTGTACAACAATAGCTTGTCTTTCGGCATCTTCTACTGCTTTGTGACTAGTCACGTGACCACCGTCTTTAAGACTTACGCCGGTTATCTCGTACAAGGTACGTGTATCTCTAACGGTGTAGAAAGGCCAAGGGATTCGCATTTCAAGGTTTCGCCAGGCCGACTCTGCCACAACCACATCGAATGATGCACCGTTACTCCAAACAGCACGGCGATTCCAACAAAACTTATAAAGTATTTCCATACATTCTCTAAACGGAATTCTGCCGTGTTCTCCCATAGCCTCTTCAAGTGCTGCCGGGCTTTGCTCACTCCACCATCGTAATGTATCTTCATTTATACTCCTATTATAAATTTCTGTTTGTTCTTCAATCGTTGGTCGTAACTCTAATCTTTCAACAACACCACTACCTTTAGGATCAAATCTTACTGCGCCAATGGTTAGTATAACACAATCAGGACTTGTGTCAAGTGTTTCCATATCAATCATTATATCTTGTGCCATATTATGCCTGTAATGTTTTCCAAATATATTTCTTCTCTAAGTAATCTTGTAGCTTCAATGCTTCATCTTCACTATTGAATGCCACACCTTTAATCTCATACATATCTTCTAGGTATCTAGCATATTCTCCATTAATGTCTTGTGCCCAAGTGTTTAATGTAATCCACATAATATCAAGTTCGTCTTTTACAATCGACATGCTAATACCAACTTCATCACTACCGATATCTTCAAATAGTACATCTAACAGTTTTTTCTTAATAGCAAACGTTTGAATGTTACCCCATTTAGGCCATGATACTAGGAATTTACCTTTTTGTAAAGAGGTTATGGGAAAAGGTTTATTGTTCATTGGAATTTTAATAAAAATATTAGGTACTTCTTTTCGTCAACAATCTCATAACCATCTGTTATATTACCATTAACTATGTTCATCTTTAAGCCATATTGTCCAGTAAGATAATCTTCAAAATCATATGCGTCAAACTCTTTGTTCTGTGCCATATATTCTTTACGAACTTTCTTCAATGCTTCCCAATAGTTCCAACGATTTCTACGTTGGTCTATACTTGGATCATCGTCATCGTAGTCCTGTATGTGAGGTATTGATGCCATCAACTCCACCTTAACGTGAACAAAATGTAATCTTTTTCATATCTAAACTTGAAACTGATTAGGTCATCGTCAGTTATACCCCATCTACAATGTCTTTCGTGTTTACCAATATTGGTTTCTAACCATTTAACTATTTCGTTATATTTGTCAAGATGTTTAGCAT